CATGCATGCCTTTCTTGGGATAGGCCACGTAGGCACCGGCGGCCTGGGTGTCTTCATCGGTGAGACGATCCTTGCGTATTGGCACCACCATGCCACGCTCATGTGCTTCGTTGATGATGGCTTGTTCGGTCACAGCCACGGCACCCATGGTGGTGGGCAACAGCACAGTGTTTTCATGCGCCAGGGTATTGGCCAGGTCCAGGAAGCGTAGTTTCTTGTCGATGGCGGCCAAGAGCTGCACGTCTTGACGGTTGTATTCTATGAAGGTTTTCCAGTTTTGGTTGTAGAGCTGATCCAGCGTGCCTTCAAACGCGGTCTTGGATCCCAGCTCTTCGTATTCTCCGATGGCATCTAGGCTGTAGCTATGGCGCTCTTCATAGGTGTATTTCCGGTAGAGCTGCATGTAGTCCAGATGCACCCTGCCCACAAGATCAAATGTGAGGTTTTCGGCACCAAATCTCTCAAAGGTGCGTTGCTTGGGCAGCTGATCCCAGAGGCAGAACCTGCGGGTATCATCTCGGCTGAGCACACGCGTGGTGCGCATCACGGTATAGGGTATGTCATAGCCTTCCGAGTTCCATCCTGACAACACATCCGCGTCTTGTATGAGATTGAGGAATGTGTCTAGCAGTTCGGCCTCGGATTCAAACACGAAGGTGTTGGGAAATTCGGCAGCTATCTCCGCGGCGGTTTCGGCGCTCATGTGCCGTGGAGGTCTCACCATAGTGACCAGCTGATCCAACCAGTCCAGATATACTGAAATAGCCGTGATGGGATTGAAAGGATCTTCTGGTCGGCTGAACCCGCGTTCAGGATCGAAATCTACTTCGATGTCAAAGAACGCTGTGTGCAATCGAGGAGCGTCTTGGCCTTTGTAGTTTTCTTCCAGGCACCGGAATATGGGATTGATGTCTGCTTCGTAGAGATTCTTGCCCTTGTTGATGGCCATCTCTTTGCGGAATTCTTTGGAGTTGCGGCTGGAAAATCTCGCTACCGGTGTGCCATAGATCGATCGGAACTTGCCTCGAGGATCGTCGTAGTAGAAAACGTAGTTGGCTGGATATTCTTCGTAGTAACGCTCGCCGTCACGGCGTCCCACGATGTGGATGCGATCTCTTTCGCGATCAAACAGTGCGTCTATGTAACTCATGTGTCTCCATTTATGGCTGGGTTGCCTTGATCCATGCTCTTGAGCGAGCGACTCTACAGGTACTTATAACCGGATATCTAGCTCTGCCGAATATTTCTGCGAATTGCGCAGCAGTTCATGTGACACCGCTTCCATGCGAGATCGATGTCCCGGTCGGAACATGCCCAGCGGAAAATCAGCCAAGACCTGCTTGGAGATGAGATTCCAACTGGCCAACCAAGCATGGAAATCTTGACTCTGGTAGATTTCATGCCGGGTGCGATCCATGCACACGATGGCTCCACCATTGGTGGTAAGATGGCCTGACACATCCCAGGCTGTGGGGTCATCGTGGCAGGCAAAACTCTCCAGCAATGTCTTGCCCAAGATGTAGGCATCCAAGATGAGATCCGCTGGTTCGAAACTATGATATTGCCGGAAAGGAAAAATGTCATAACCCAGTTCTCGACCATCATTGGGTAACCAGATCTCCAGACCCCGACCACCGTACTGGGTCTTATGAGCAGTGGGCACAGCCAGCTCGAGCTCATGCACCACATCATTCAATCTATGAAGAACATGATCCATATGCATGTCTCTTGATCGTGCGCGGCGAGGATTCCATAAGATCCCACAACTGTTTGTAAAATGCCGGTGCGCACGGTTCAAGAAGTCTTGATCCAGTTCATCTAACGATGCAGGTATGTGGTCTTGGAATGGAAATTCAGTATCGGCCAACTCATTCTGGATGCGGAACAGCTCCTCATGCAAATCACCTGCGTTCTCAGGCCATGACTTAACTTCTATAGCACTTCGATATCTAATCTGGCGAGATTTGGCATTGAGCATCACGGCATACTGCCAAGCTCGCGCACCCGGATTGTCTAGTAATTCGAATTCGATCACATCTGCTACACTACCATCCTGGCGCTCCGTGATGGTCACACGACAACACGACATTACAGTGTTTTGCCTACCGTGGTCAGGATGGTTTCTAGCAGGGCGTGATCCTGCTGCTCTCGGCCAAACTCGGCCTTGTGCGCCAGGCGTATGGCTTTCTTGAGCACGTTGGGTTTGATCTCCAGTTCTTCGGCCACGGCCTTGATGGTGTCCGAGAGCCCGCCGTTCAGTGTTTCAACTTCGTGCATGACCTGCATGCCCTCGTTGATGATCTGTGTGAGTTTGGCCTTTTGTTCTGCGGTGAATGTTTTGGTATCCATAGTACCTCCTTTGTTCAGTGAGTATATAGACTTTTCATCACAAGGTCAAAACTTTTTGTGAGAAAATGCTCACTTTGGACGAACAGGGTAGATGTGATAAATAATTGTATGCAAGAATTCAAACCTACTTTTTTATACATAAAACAGCATAACATTACCGGTCTAAAATACTTTGGAAAGACTGTAGAATCAGATCCTATCAAATATAGAGGATCCGGAAAACACTGGGAACGTCATCTTAAAAAATATGGAAACGATGTATCTACTATTTGGTATCAACTCTTTACAAATACAGAAGAATTAAAAAATTTTGCCTTAAATTTTTCACATCAAAATAATATTGTGGAATCAAAAGAATGGGCAAATCTTAAGCCCGAAGATGGTCTCTGGGGAAGCGGGGTGAAAGGAATGAAACTCGGACTGATGTCAGAAGAACACAAAGAAAAAATTCGAGCATCGGTAAAGAAGAGGCTTCTTGAATCTGGCTGGTCTCCAAAACCTTCCAAGGAAAAGAAACCAAAAGGTGGATGGAAATGGAGTGATGAAGATCGTAAAAAATTATCTGCTCAAAGAATGGGCAGAACTCCTTGGAATAAAGGATTAAAAAAGTCCCCTGTTTGACAGCAAAAAGGTAGCGAATCTTTTGCTGTAAGGCCGGGGACCCGCCCACACGCAACCTTACGGTCCTAAGGCAGTGTGTTCTTGAGCCGGTGGTATATTTCTATCTGGTCCAGCATGTCTCGGAGCACAGGGTCGGTTTCGGCAGCCACTAATATGTCTCGCCAGAGCTGGCTGCGCTGTATCTTCTGGCGCAGTGGTCCTTCCTTGACCATTTCTCGTTGATTGGTGCCCGCCAGACGTCGGAACACTGTATCTCCTGAATCAGAGCTTTCATACACATACAATGGTTCTTGGTTCATGCGGGGCTGTAGGGATTGCGTGGCAGATCTGTGCTGTCATCATCGGGCCACACAGGATATTGATCTGGATTCATTTTTTTGGTGCTGTGGACACCCTGATCGGGGCCTTGCCTGTGCTGCCGGAGCTTTTGCCAGCACGACCTGCTGCGCTCTGGGCTCGCCGCTTGCGCGACACAGCGCTTTTCTTTTCTGCCGCGCCCATCGAACGGGCCTTGGCTGCAGGCACGCACTTGGCATACCCACGCTTTTCCCCCGAGGTACCACATTCTGGATGCCGGCCATCTTTCTTGCGACCGATGTTGACCCATTTCTGGCGGAACCATTTGCGCAGGCCGCCTTCGTAGCGCTCTACCACGAACTCATGGGCACGCACGATCAACCACCAGCCGCGGCTATGGCCGCACCCTTGTCGAAACTGACACTGCGGCTCTGAGGTTGGCGGCGATTGCGTTGCCACCAGTCATAACCAGCTCTGTGGCCTGAGCAGTCCTTGGTACATTCACTACCTCGGAACTGGAGTTCATCCAGCTGTTCTTCTGAAGTTTTTTTACGCCCGGCACAATGCGCTCGCTGGCTGAAACCACGTGGGCGTCGGCAATTGATCGAGCGCTTGTAGCGTTCGGACCACTTTTCATTCACAAACTCTTGTGCTCTCATGCCGTCACGGGCTGTTTCAAGGCTGCACTCATCATGCGCCGAGCTTCGGTCCAGTTCCGGGCAGTGAAAACAAATTCTTTGCGTTGCTTCGCTCCGTTGACCGTGACAGTGGCCCAGAATCGATATTGTTGCATGATCCGCTCCTTTGATCAATCTTTTTTTGGTTTTCCCATGCGCCAGCCGCCGCCTTTGGATTTGTACCATTTGGCAGCCCAGGCATTGGCATAGGCCGACGGATACACGTCAAATTTGCTGCGTGCGGCTGCCTTGGCTCGGCTCCAGAGATCAGGATTGGTAGGCTGTGGTTTTTTCTTGGTTTCGTCTAGGTCAGAGCGCACTGCAGAATCAACATCAATGTCACGCACTTCACGACCTTGCTTGGCAAAATGCTGCATGATGCGATCGCGGAATCCTTCATCTGAAGTGATTTTGATCTGTTTCACGGTGCCATCATCCAAGGTCACTTTGGCCACGTGATACTCACCGTCGCGAAGACCTTCGGTGGCCATGGCGGGTTCCGCGGCAGTAGCACCACGACGCCGGCGCACCAGATCCAGCATCTTTTCAAGGCGCTGAATATCAGCTTCTTCCATATCGTTTTCAGAATCCAAACGAGCTATGTCAGAGCGATCCTGGGCCTGCTGACCTCGGAAATCAAAGATTAGAGCTTCAAGATCGTTCTCTGCTTGTGGATGACGAGCTCGCAACATCTTGAGAATACGCTCTATACGTGCACCAGGTTTGCGATTGTCAGTTTCGGGAATCGGTTCTATTGGTAGGTTTTTGGCAGTGGCGTAACGTTCTGCTGAAGATCTATCACGGAATGTGGCTGAAGGTCGGTTACCGGTGGTATCTCGCACACGAAAACTCTGTTGCCCTGTTAATCCTTGTGGCTGCGCATCGATAGGTTCTACACGTCCGCCAACGGCTCTTGCCCGTGCATCCGCTGCCGACTGATCCATGAAATCGATCTGATCACCCTGTGGTGTGATCACACGGAAACGGAACGCACCCTGTGGCCGCTCCGCTTCGATGTCGCGCATGGTGAGTCGTTGCCTCATGCCGGGAGAGATGTCGCTGGGTTTCATGGCTTCCGCCACACCTTGCTTCACAGCATATCGCAGTTCGTCCATGGCTTCTTCACGACTGTCATAGCCGCTGAGGTCTGTGCCGGAAGCATAGTGTTTCATGTAGTACTGACCAACGCCGGGACTTGACTCACGGTCGATGCCAACCTCGCCCACGGGCTGGCCATTACGCTTGACGATCGTCCGTTGTTGGTCAGCATGGCCTTCCGAGACACCTTGCTCGTCTAAGACCAGCCAATCTTTAGCCGGACTTTGATATATGTCGTTATCACTTTTTACATGTAGATATGGAACACCTTTGACCACGGACCACGAGTGAGCCTTACCAACTTTGCCGGTTATTTTACTCTTTACTTTAGTTCCTTTGCCCACTGGTTTTTTATTGGCAGTTTCGCCTGCGTTATAAAATACATCAACTCCTTCCGCCACACCTTGCGGTTGATTTGTGTTTTCAAAAAGATCTAGTAAGTTCATGTCAGGCTTCTTCTATATAGTCTTGTGATTCCGCTGTGGATCTGCGGCGAGCACAGAACATCTCCACTGCCATGGTGGCCTCGTCGAGATTGGCAAATTTGGTATTGCTCTGTTTGTTCCGTATCGAAACGCGGAATCCATCATCTTCGTTGCCGTGGATCTTGATCTCATGTCCGTCGTCGGTCTTTAGAGTTTTCACAGCAGGACCGATCTGGTCTATGTCTCGCTCTAGTTTGTCTTTGAGATCTGGATCTGATTTGATTTCTTTGGAGAGATCACTTAGATAATCTCCCAGTTTTTTCTTTACCGTAGAGATCACATCTTCGGTGGTATTTTTACTTTCCGCCACGCCTTGCTTGACGGCATATCGTAGTTCGTCCATGGCTTCTTCACGACTGTCATAGCCACCGAGATCTAGTCCCGAAGCATAATGTTTCATGTAGTACATACCTGCACCGGGGCTGCTTTCACGATCAATGCCTACTTCGCCCACGGGCTGGCCATTCCGCTTGACGATCGTCTTTTGTTGGTCGGCGTGACCTTCCGAGACACCTTGCTCGTCTAAGACCAGCCAATCTTTAGCCGGACTTTGATATCTATCATCATCACTTTTTACATGTAGATATGGAACACCTTTGACCACTGACCACGAGTAGGCCTTACCAACTTTGCCGGTTATTTTACTCTTTACGGTAGTTCCTTTGCCGACTGGTTTTTTATTGGCAGTTTCGCCTGCGTTATAAAATACATCAACTCCTTCCGCCACACCTTGCGGTTGATTTGTGTTTTCAAAAAGATCTAGTAAGTTCATGTCAGGCTTCTTCTATGTAGTCTTGTGATTCCGCTGTGGATCTGCGGCGAGCACAGAACATCTCCACTGCCATGGTGGCCTCGTCGAGATTGGCAAATTTGGCATTGCTTTGTTTGTTTTTGATAGACACACGGAAGCCGTCATCTTCGTTGCCAGTGATCTTGATCTCATGGCCGTCGTCTGTTTTCATTGTTTTTACTGATTTGATCTGGTCTATGGCCTGAGGTATTTTATCTTTGAGGTCAGGATCTTTCTTTATAGCAGTGGCCACATCCTGTAGATAGTCGCCCAGTTTTTTCTTCATGGTCGACAGCACGTCTTCGGTGGCAGCCTCTTTGGCTTCGGCGAAAGGTCGACGATCTGCCATTTCCGATCTATCACCGCCGCGGTCACGCAGTTGATCTCCAACCATATTCACGAAAGCACTCACATCTGATGATCCAATTTCTTCCCAGT